CTCCGGCGGATCCCGCTCCGGCGGATCCCGCTCCGGCGGATCCCGCTCCGGCGGATCCCGCTCCGGCGGATCCCGCTCCCGAAACCCCCGAGTCCGAGACCCCCGAGACCCCCGGCAAGTAACCCACGATGTACGCGACTCTCGTCACGGCTCCGGCTTCTCTTCCGGTCACGCTGGCCGAAGCGAAGTCGCATCTACGGGTCGAGGTCACGGACGACGACACGTTGATCTCGACGTACATCGAGGCGGCGACGGGGGCGGCGGAAGAGTTCCTCCGGCGTCGGCTCGTGGCTCAGACGTGGCGGTACTTCCTCGACGAGTTCCCCGGCGATGGATCGGCGATCGTCGTCCCCGGGTCTCCGCTGGTCTCGGTCGCGGCGTTCACGTACAGGGACCCGACGACGGGGACCCCGACGACCGTCCCCGGGACGGACTACTCGGTCGAGGCTCCCTCGGGTCCGAACCCTCCGCGTGGAAGACTCGTCCTCGGGTTCGAGAAGTCTTGGCCGACGGCGCGGGCGGAAGAGAACTCCGTCCAGTTCGACGCGGTCCTCGGGTACGGCGGGCTCGTCCCTCTGACGATCAAGGCGGGGATCCTTCACATAATCGGGAGTCTCTACGCGAACCGGGAAGCGGTCGTCACGGGGACGATCGCGTCGAAGGTACCCCAGACGGCGGAGTTCCTTCTCTCGGCGTACCGTCTCTTCGAGTTCAAGTAGCACCCCCGGAGATCCACCGATGGCCGATCCCTTCCCCGCCCAGACCCCTTCCCTCACCGGTCCGATCGAGAACGGCTTCGCGGTTACTCCGCACGACTCGAACGAGGTCGCACAAACGACCCGCGCGATCTGGGTCGGCGGCGCGGGGACGCTCGTTGTGATCACCCGCGGCGGCGACACGCTGACCCTCGTCGGCGTTCCGGCTGGAACGCTTCTCCCGATCCGCGCGAAGATCGTCAAGTCGACCGGGACGACCGCGACTTCGATTGTCGGACTCTACTAGCGATGGGAACAAAGGCGGGCCAACTCGATCGACGGATCCGGCTCCAACGACTCTCGACGGCGAAGAACTCGTTCGGGGAAGATACCCCGACGTACATCGACGAGGCGACGGTCTGGGCGCGGCTTCTCCCCCTCCCCGGGAAGGAAGAGTTCGTCCCGTCGGACGGACACTCCGCGCGGCAACCCGTTCTCTTCGAGATCCGCTACCGTTCCGGGATCGGCCCGAAGTGGCGGGTCGTCTACGACGGCGCGGAGTACGACGTCGAGGACGTCGGGGAGATCGGGCGGCGGGAGGGGCTCCGGCTCGTCTGCTTCGCGAGGAACGTGATCTCGGGGACTTCCTGAATGCCGTCGATCAACGACAAGATCGTTCTGAACTTCCGGGACGTCCGGCGGCGGCTCGAAGACCTCCCGAAGAAGGTCGTCTCGAAGGTCGTCCGTCGCGCGGTCTACGCGGGCGCCACGGTGATCCGGGACGCGGCCCGCGCGAAGGTCCCGGTCGATACCGGCGCGCTGAAGAGGTCGATCGTCGCGAAGGCGAACACGAAGAAGGGCGGAGAGATCTCCGCGACCGTCGGCGTGGCGCGGAAGAAGTTCGCGAAGGGCAAGCGGGCGGGGAAGAGTCCGCGGCGGTACGCGCACCTCGTCGAGTTCGGCTCGGCGAACAACCCGGCCCAACCCTTCCTCCGGCCCGCGATGGATACGAAGATCGACGCGGTGATCGAGGCGACGAGGAAGAAGATGGTCGAGGGGATCGACGCGGAGACGAAGCGATGATCGAGCAGGCGATCGCGAAGTTGATCGACGCGGTCTCGTCCGTCACGGGGCGGGTCTACCCGGTCGTGAAGCCCCAAGACGCGGCGACGTTCCCCCTCGTCGTCTACGAACGGATCTCGACGGAGCGGCCGCACTCTCAGACGCAGCGGTCCTCGGGGCTCGGCGTCGTCCGGATCCAGATCCGGACGTGGGCGAAGACGTACGCGGACGCGAGGACGGCGGGGGAAGCGATCCGGCTCGCGATCGACGGGTACAAGGGCGACGTCGTCGTCGGCTCGACGACCTTCGAGGTCCAAGCGATCCTCGCGGAGGACGAGCGGGACGACTACGACGTGGAGACGAAACTCTTCGGGACCCTCTTCGACGTACGGGTCTGGTTTACCGAGACGGTGCCGACCTAGACTTCCGGGTCCGCACAACCCACGGAGACTTGACGATGGCTGTAACCTCTGCACGTTCCGGATTCGGCGCTCTTCTCAAGCGCGGCGACGGCGGCGCTCCCGAGGTCTTTACGACGGTCGCGGAGGTCGTCAACATCGGGGAGACGAAGACCCGACTCGCGACGGTCGACGCGACTCACATGGAGTCCCCCGACCAGCACATGGAAAAGATCCCGACCCTTCTCGAATCCGGGGACGTGACGCTCGAACTCAACTATCTCCCGGGCGACACGACGCAGAACAACGTCCGCAACGACTGCCTGAACCGTTCCCTCCGGAACTTTCAGATCACGATCCCCGGCTCGGCGAAGATCGTCTCGTTCTCGGCGTACGTGACCGAGTGCGGCCCGGCGTTCCCCCACGACGGGAAGATGACGCAGAACGTGACCCTGACCCCGACCGGAAAGGTCTCGATCGCGTAAGGCGGCGAGTCCCGGCGGCGATCAACCTCGAACGAAGAAGGACCTCGCGATGTCGAACCCGAACCTTGGCCTCTGGCCGCGCTGCGAGATCGAACTCTCCAACGGGAAGATCGTCGTCCCGTTCACCCCGAGGACCCTCGCGACCATCGAGCGGGAATCCGGTCTCTCGTCGATGGAGTTCGCGGAGAAGTTCTCCGACCCGGCGAAGGCGCAGGTCTTCGACCTCGGGATGAAGATCATCCTCGGGGCGATCAAGTCCGTCGAACCGACGATGACCGAGGAACTTCTCTCGGAGCGGATCCGGCCCGGGACCTTCCTCTTGATCCTTCAACTCGTCGCGGAGAAGTGGGCGGAGGGCGTCACGATGGCCGGAGCGCCGATCGCGGAGACCGAGAAGGCGGACCCTACTCCGGTCGGCGCGGTTTCTCCGTAGCCGACTTGTCCGCATGGGCGCGGGTCGAACTCGGGATGACCCCTCAGGAGTTCGACTCGACCGATCCGAGAGACCTCGCAGCGCTCTGGTCCGCGTGGAAGGCGCGGGAGCAACGCAAAGACTTCCGGTTCGCTACCATCGTGTGCTCGATCGCCAACCTCTTCCGGAAGGAAGGGTCGGATCCGGTCCTCCCGAGTGACGTCTTCCCTTCGCTCCCGGCCCCCGTACGCGAGCGAACCCCGGAAGAGATCGCGGAGAAGATCCTGTCCGTCGCGGCGTCGTTCGGGGCGGAGGTCGACCGATGAGTCGGAGTCTCGGGAAACTCAGCATCGACCTCGTAGCGCTGACCGGGAAGTTCGAGACGAACTTCAAGTCGGCGGTCTCCACGCTCGACAAGTTCGGGGTCGCGGCGACGAAGGTCGGTCGGGTCGCGGGCGGGGCGATCTCGAAGATGGGCGGCGCGTTCGCGTCGATCGGGAAGGCGATCCTCTCCGTCCATGCCGCGGTCGTCGGGTTGATTGCGGTCGTCGGCGCGGTCCGGCTCGCGAACTCGTTCGACGACGCGGCCGAAGCGGTCGACAACCTCGGGAAGAAGGCGAAGACCCTCGGGCTCCCCGTCGAGACGATGAGCGCGCTCCGGCTTCTCGCGCTCGAATCCGGCGTCGAGTTCGACACCCTCTCGAAGATGGTCTCGAAGGCGTGGAAGGGGATCTCCGAGGCGTCGAGGACCGGCGGCGGGACGGCGGCGGAGGCGTTCCGGAGGATGGGGATCCAACTCCGCGACTCGTCGGGGGCCATCCGTTCGATCACGGAACTTCTCCCGGAGATCGCGTCCGGGCTCGAACGTCTCTCGAATCAGGGAGAGAAGATCGACCTCGCGTCGAAGATCTTCGGGCGCGAGGGCGGGACGCAGTTCGTTCAACTTCTCGAAGACTCCGGAAACTTCATGGGGGCGCTCGCGGAGCAGACGGAGCGGGCGCGTCGGCTCGGCGTTCTCTTCACCGAGGACCAGTTTCAGAAGATGAAGGCGTACCGGGACGCGGTCGGACGGATCAAAGAGGCGTGGCTCGGGCTCCGCGTGACGATCATGACGCAGATCGCGCCCGTTCTCGCGGAATGGGCGAACAAGATCGCGTCGGTCGTGTCCGCGATTGGGAAGGCGTTCGTCGACGAGGACGCGCGGCGCGAGGTTATGAGCGGGCTCGGGATGGTCGTCGCGGCGTTCGGGAACATCGTCCTCGACGCGGTCGATCTGGTCGTCCTGAAGGTCGGGAAGTTGATCATCGCGGGGCTCGGTGCGGTCTTCGAGAACCTCGTCCCGCTCATCGCGGCGAAGGCGCTCGCGGGCGGCGCCAAGTTCGGGATCGGGTTCCTCGATGGGCTCGCGGGCGCGTTCGGGATCTCGTCCGACACGCTGATGGGTCTCTCCGGGATGGCGCAGGGCGGGACGTTCGACGCGATCGCGAAGGCGGGGATCGGAGCGAAGTCGACGGAGGACGCCTTCCTCGGGGCGATGCGCGGGATCCGCGAAGGGATGTACGACTTCGACGTCGACGCGAAGCAGTTTTGGTCGAACTTCCTCGCGAGTATCGACTCGGCGGAGGAAGGCGTCGACAAGATCGTCGCGGTCGTCGGGGAGGTCGGGAAGATCCCCGGACTTCTCGCGCCCGTGACCGGCCCCCCGGGGACCCCGGCGAAGGACTCCCCCTTCGGGAAGTTCCTCAATGGGATCCGCGGCTACCTCGATCAGGTCGCGGACTCCCTCGACGACTTCGAGGGGCTCGGCCGGAACGTCTTCGGAGAACTCGCGACCGGCTTGTCGAGCGGTCTCTCGTCCGCGCTCGCGAAGGGAGAGGCGTCGTTCCGGAACTTCGGGAAGACCGTCCGCGAGGTCGTCGTCGAGGTCTTCCAAAACGTGACGCAGATGATCCTGCAGTTCCTGTTTATGCGGGCGATCGTCGGCGCGTTCGGCGCGGTCCTCCCCGGCGGCGGCGGGGCGGGCGCGGTTCCCGACTTCGCGGGTCCCTCGACTCCGACCTTCGCGGCGAAAGGCGGAGTCTTCGGCTTCGCTCGCGGCGGAGTCGCGGGCGGGGTTCTCAACGGACCGACGGGGTTCGAGTTCTCGAAGAAGATCGGGGTCGCGGGAGAGGCGGGTCCCGAGGTCGGGTTCGCTCCGCTCCGGAAGATCGGCGGCGAACTCGGCGTGAAGTCCGTCGGCGGGGACGTGACGGTTCAGATCATCGACCAGCGCGGGAGCGGGGCGCGGCCGGAGGTCTCCCACCAGAGGGGGGACGACGGCCGGAAACTGATCCGTGTTCTCATCCGGGACGAGGTCCGTCGCGGCGTCGGGGAAGGCGAGTACGACAAGGTCCTCTCCGCGTCGTTCGGGCTCGGTCGTAGGGGGACCAAGCGATGACCGCCGATACGACGTGGCCCCCGTCTCTCACGCGGATGCCGCGGGTCTCCGAACTCGAAGAGACGGCCCCGGAGGTCGTCATCCGATCCGAGGTCGACGTCGGCCCGGCGAAGATCCGGCGGCGGTTCACGGGGGACAAGCGGCGGTTTACCGTCGTCCTCGACCTCCGGCGCTCCGAGGTCGCGACCTTCGATACGTGGTTCAAGGACACGACGTACGGCGGGGCGTTGTCATTCTCGTGGGAACTCCCGCGGACCGGGGTCGCGGCCGACTTCCGCTTCCTCTCGACCCCGTCGTACCGGCCGCAGGCGCCACGAGGCGACGGGACGGAATGGTGGAGAGTCTCGTTCGAGATCGAGATGCTCCCCGGGACCGACTCGTCGATCCCCCCTCCCGCGGGCGGGGGCGATCCTCCCGGCGGCGGGAACTGGCTTCTCTGGATCCAGCCCGGCTCCGACGACGTCGCGGGGATCGAAGAGGAAGAACCGGAGATCTCGTTCGGGACGGTCTTCGAGGCGGACGCTCCGGCCCCGGTCTACCTCTTCGAGATCCTCGGGAAGAACTACGGTCTCGACGACGTCTTCGAGCAGACCGAAGAGGAAGCGGCGGCGGCTGGCCCGATCGGTGTGGGATCCGTTCAAGCCGTGACGGTTGCAATCAGCGGGTCTACTGTTATCGACGGAGCACCAGCGGCGTAGCACTCCAAAAGGAGACTGGCGAATGGCAGGCACCAAGGGAACTTTGACCACGTCGGCGGCGATCTCCACGGGGACGGCGCTGAAGTCGATCCTCCAACTCGTTGCCCCGGCGGGGGTCGCGCTCGTCGCGAAGAGGGCGTCGATCTCGTTCGACGGGAACTCCCCGACGGCGAACAAGATCCTCGTCCAGATCTTCCGCTCGATGACGGGCGGGACGTTCACCGCGAGGACCCCGGCGAAGATAAACGCATCCGACGCGGAGTCTCTCGCGGCCACGGGCGGGGAGAACGCGACCGTCGAACCCTCCGGCGGGACGGTGGTCTTCGAGGAACTCGTTCACCCTCAGGGCGGGTACACGGCCCCGGAAGAGATCAAGATCAAGGCGGGGGAGACGCTCACGATCCGCACGACGGCTCCGGCCGCGGTGAACTGCCGCGCGAGGATCATCTTCGAGGAATAACCGTCGATGCCGCGGCCACTGTCAACGGTCGCGAAGAGGGCGATCTTCGCTCAGCAGACGAGCGAAGTCTTCGTCATTCTTCTCGAACTCGAACACCCGAACTTTGCGGGGATCATCCGGGTTTGCTCGAACGACCTCTCGGTCTCGCACCGAGGGAATACCTTCGTCCCGTTCCCGTTCGAGATCATCCTCCCCGACGAGACCGACGACTCCCCTCCGCGAGTGACGCTCCGGATCGACAACGTCGACCGGAGGATCGTCTCCGAACTCCGCTCGGTCGTTACCGGCGTCCCGGTGAAGGTCCGACTCTACGTCGTCCTCGCGTCGTCCCCGGACACGGTCGAGGTCGGTCCGATGGAGTTCTCTCTCCGGGACGTCGAGTTCACGGCGACGACGGTCGAGGGGACCCTGTTGTACGAAGACGTCCTCAACGAGTCGTACCCGGCCGACTCGTTTACCCCGGCCCGGTTCCCCGCGCTGTTCTAGGTACGATCGAGCGATGATCAGACTCCCCCCCAATCCCCCTCCGTGGGTCGCGGCGTACGTCGGGATCCCCTTCCGCGAGAAGGGTCGCTCGACCGGCGGCGTCGACTGTTGGGGTCTGGTTCGGCTCGTCTACGCGGAGAGGTTCGGCGTGCTTCTCCCCGACCTCTCCGACCGCTACGGCGCGTCCGAGGATCCAAGGTCTACGTCCCCGGCTTTGGAGTCCGAAGCGGCTCCCGGGGGATCGTGGCGGCTCCGCGGGGGGTCTCCGACGGAGGTTGGATCCGTCGCGGTCTTCCGGGTCCGCGGGCTCCCCTCCCACGTCGGGCTCGCGGTCGCAGAGGGAAGATTCCTTCACTCGATCAGGGGGGTCGACTCGGTCGTCGAGGCGTGGGACTCCCCCCTCTGGCGAGACCGGCTCGTCGGCTGGTACGACTTCGTCGGCCCGGTCGAGGTCCGGACCCGGCGTTCGATCTTCGAGTCCGTCCCCGGCCGGATCGAACTCCCCGAGGGGGGGACGATCGAGGAAATGATCCGCGCGGGGGGGATCGACCCCGAGACCCCGGGCGTCCGGGTGTTCCTCGGAGATCGGGTTGTTCCACGTGGAACATGGCGCCACGTCCGGCCGAAGGCGGGGCGGCGGGTCACGGTCGGGATCGTCCCCGAGGGCGGGCAGGACGGCGGGAAGACCATCGCGAGGATTGTCCTCACGATCGCGGTCATCGTCGCGGCGATCTACCTCGGTCCTCAGATCGCGCTCGGGCTCGGCTACACGGCGACGGGCTCGGCCGCGGCGATCTCGACGGCGGTCGTCGGGCTCGCGGGGACCCTCGCGGTCAACGCGCTGATCCCCCCTCCACGGCCCGAACTCTCCGGCGCGGGGGACGGGTCCTCCCGGATCTCTCCGACGATCACGGGAGCGAGGAACGACGTCCGGCGCTACGCGCCGATCCCGGTCGTCCTCGGGACGCACCGGATCGTTCCCCCCTTCGGGGCGCTCCCGTTCACGGAGATCGTCGGGGACGATCAATACCTCCGGCTTCTCTTCGTCCTCGGGTACGGTCCTCTTGCGATCGAGGACCTCCGGATCGGAGAGACCGCGATCGACGAGTTCGAGGGCGTCGAGTACGAGATTCGCAACGGCTTCCCGGGAGAGGGACCGACCTCGATCTATCCCGGGACGGTCCGGGAAGAGAACCTCGCGGCCGCGCTCACGGCGGCGTCCGGCTGGGCGCTCCGGACCTCGGAAGAGGCGGACGAGGTCTCGATCGACTTCCTCTTCCCGAACGGGCTCGCGGAGATCGAGTCCGACGGAAGTCGGGCGAACCGGACCGTCACGCTCGAAATCCAGTACGCTCCCGCGGGGTCGGGGGCGTGGGTAACGATCAACTTGGATTCTCCGGCGGACCGGCGGGCGCTCGACTACTTCTTCCGGACCCCCGAGTCGGTACGTCTCTCGAACGGGACGAGGACCGGGACCCGGATCGACTGGTCTCAGAACGCGGTCTTCTCGGACTCCCCTCCGGTCGAGATCTCGACGAAGGTCGACGACTACCCCCGTCTCTCGTGGGAGGCGAGCGGCTACATCCGGGTCCCGACGACCGGGGACTATGTCTTCGGGATCGACGGCTCGGACGCGGCCGACTTCGAGATCGACGGGAACCCGGTCGCGTCCTACTACGGCTCGCACGTCGCGACGGCGGCGGCGAACTACGCGGCCCATCCGTCCCCGGTCTTGGCGCTCACAGCCGGAGACCATCCCTTCCGCTTCCGTGTGGAGAGTCGGAACACGGCGAACATCGCGGCCGCGCTCGGTTGGAAGAAGCCCGGGGACGCTTCCTTCTCGACGATCCCGGCGGCGAACTTCTTCTTCCGATCCTCCCCGTACTCGTGGATCCACGACTTGACGCAGGGGTATCGGTTCCGGGTCTTCGACACGATCGCGTTCGGCGGGTCGCTCGTCGTCTCGGACAACCGGGTCGATCTCATCCGGAGGTCGGTCTCGTTCCCCGTCTCCCGCGGGCAGTATGACGTCCGCGTCCGGCGGGTAACTCCCGACTCCACGTCGGACCGGATCGTCGACTCGGTCGTCTGGTCCGCGATCCGCGCGATCCTGAACGAGGAACCGATCCTCGTCGCGAACCTCGCGAGGGTCGCGCTTCGGATCAAGGCGACGGATCAACTGAACGGGGTCGTCGATAACTTCAACGCGCTCGCGACTTCGATCCTCCCCGACTACGACTCGTTTACCGGGGAGTGGGTCTCCCGCGCGACGCAGAACCCCGCGTCCCTCTTCCGCGCGATCCTCCAAGGTCCGGCGAACCGGAAGCCCGTCGATACGTCGAGGGTCGCGGTCTCGACGCTCGAAGAATGGCACAGCGCGAACAACGTCTCCGGCTTCCGGGGGAACGTGGTCTTCGACTACGAGGGGACTCTCTTCGAGCGGCTCCAGATCGTCTCGTCCCTCGGGCGTGCGACCTTCGGGATGGAAGACGGGAAGTTCTCGATCGTCCGCGACCGGGTCCAGACGACTCCGGTCCAGCACTTCACCCCGAGGAACTCGTCGGGGTTCAAGGGGCGGCGGACGTTCCCCGACGTCCCGCACGCGCTCCGGGTCCGCTTCCTGAACTCCGAGCAGGGGTATCAGGACGACGAGGTCATCGTCTACGACGACGGGTATACCTCCGCGAACGCGACGAGGTTCGAGTCGATGGAACTCTTCGGGGTCACGGATCCGTCGCTCGCGTGGCGCCACGGCCGATACCACATCGCGGCCGGACGGCTCCGGCCCGAGACCTTCGATCTGACCGTCGACTTCGAGCATCTTGTCTGCCGTCGCGGGGACCTCGTCCTCGTCACGCACGACGTTCCGATCCTCGGCACGGCGGCGGGACGGATCCGGCAGGTCGTGAACGACGCGGACGGCCGACCGGCGGTCGTCGAGATCGACGCGGCCGTGACAATGGAGTCCGGCCATACCTACGCGATGCGGGTCCGGAAGAAGGACGGGACCTTCGTTCTCGTCAACATCGCGACGAACGCGGGCGATCAGACGATCCTCTACCTCGACTCCCCGATCCCGGTCGGGCAACCGGCTCCCGAGGCGGGCGATCTCTTCGGGTTCGGGGACCGCGGGTACGACTCCCGGGAAATGATCGTCAAGTCGATCCAGATGGGCGGGGATCTCTCCGCGACGTTGACGCTCATCGACCACGCTCCGGCGGTCCACTCCGCGGACACGGGGACGATCCCCCCCTTCGACTCGGGGATCGTCAACCCCCCAGTCTGGGACGACGGCCCCGAGGCTCCGGTTATCGCGTCGATCCGGTCCGACGACTTCGTGATGGTCCGCGGCGCGGACGGGACCCTCGTCCCCCGGATCGTCGTCTACCTCCGGCGTCCGTCGGCGTCGAACCGTCCGGTCCCGGTGACGATCCAAGGTCGGTATCGCGAGGCGGGGACGGGCGTCCCCTACCGCTCCGTCCCCTCCGTTCCGGCCGACGGTCTCTCGATCTCGTTCCTCCCGGTCGAGCAGGGCGTCGAGTACGAACTCGCGGTCCGGTACGTCGCGGCGAACGGGCGGGTCTCGCGCTGGGTCTCCGACTCCGAAGAGGTCGTCGGGCACGACCTCCCTCCCCCGGACGTCGTCTCGTTCTCGGTCGATCAACTCTCCGACGGGACGCGGCGGTACGTCTGGGACCTCGGGAACGAACCTCCCGACGTCGTCGGCGTCCGGATCCGCTACGCGACCGGTGGATCGGGCGCGTCGTGGGAGTCGATGACGAACCTTCTCGACGGGGACGGGGTCCTCGAAGGCGCGTCCCCGACCGACCTCGCGGTCCCCGGATCCGGCTCGTGGCGGTTCGCGATCAAGATGGTCGATCGAGGCGGGCTCGAATCCGTCAACGCGGTCTTCTACGAGAAGACCCTCGGACCTCCCCCCTCGAATAACGTCGCGTGGATCGAGGACGCGAAGTCGCAGCGATGGCCCGGAACGAAGACGCATTGCTTCGTCGATAGTCCCGGCGGCGGGCTCGTCGCGGGCTCGCAGCGGACGTGGGCGACGGTCCGGACGCCGTGGTCCCTCTGGCGTTCGTGGAACGATGAGCCTTGGCCCGAGATCGAGTATGAACATCCGACGGTCGACGTCGGCTTCGTCTTCGACTTCGAGCCTTCGGTGGTCGTCGAGGCGGACGGGGATCAGGTCTCGACGATCCTCTTCGACTACTCGATCGACGGCGTGGTCTGGAACGGCTACGCGAACATCCGGTCGTTCGAGGGGCGGACGGTCCGGGCGCGGTACTTCCGATCAAAGGTCACGGTCTCGAACGCGGCGATGTACCCGATCCCGGCGCTCAACGAGTATGCGATCATCCTCCACGCTCCGACGATCGTCGAGGTTCTCGACGACCTCGTCACGGTCGCGCTCGATTCGACGTACCGGATCGGACCCGGACACTTCTACGCGCCGATCTCATCCGCGGCGTTTGCGTGGATCCGGACGGTCTCGGTCTCGTTCAACGGAACAGGAGCGGGGTGGACGTGGGAGATCGTCAACAAGAACCTCTCCCCGGGTCCGGAGATCCGGGTCTATGATTCGGACGGCAACCCGACGGACGCGACGGTCGACGTCTCGGTCCGCGGGATCCGGAGTTCGGACGGCTCGACGACGTCCCCGCTCCCCGGAGAGTTGCGGTTCAACGTCGCACGGAACGCGGTCTTCGTCTCGGTCCTCTAGGGGAGTTCTCGAATGTCTCTGATCGTCCTCGATGGATCCGGCGTTGCCCAGACTCTGAAGTCCACGCTCGACACCGGCGAGCATGTACCCCACCACAAGGTCGACTCGGTCGCGGGGAACGTCTCGGCGATCCAGTCGGGAGCGTGGAACGTCGGCGTGACGGGGACGCTCCCGGCGATCACCCCGGGGACTGGCGCCACGAACCTCGGGAAGGCGGAGGACGCGGCCCATACGACCGGCGACGTCGGGGTGATGGTCTTCGGCGTCCGGAACGACAACGTGGCGGCGACCCTGACGGGAACGGACGGGGACTACACGCCGATCGCGGTCGACTCGAAGGGGCGGGTCTTCTCGACGACCGGCGGGAACGCGACGGCCGGACTCTCGAACGTCGCGTCGAGCGCGTCGAGCGTGACGATCCTCGCGGCGAACGCGGCCCGGAAGGGCGCGATCGTCTACAACGACGTCGACAAGTACCTGTATCTCAAGTTCGGCGCGACGGCGTCGACGACGTCGTTCACAGTGAAGATGGGACCCGGCGACTACTACGAAGTCCCCTTCGGGTACACCGGTATCCTCGACGGTATTTGGGAAGCCAGCCCGACCGGGTCGGCCCGGGTCACGGAGATCACCTAATGCCGCTCACGTCCAACCGCGCTCCCGACATTCAGGTCTTCTCGTCCTCGGGGACGTGGACGAAGCCCACCGGCGCGAAGGTCGTCGAGGTCATCCTCGTCGCGAGCGGGGCGGGCGGCGGGAGCGGACGTCGAGGGGCGGCGGCTTCGCTCCGCGGGGGCGGGGGCGGAG